GAGAATGGTCCAGAATTGTTTATTCCAAATCAATCAGGACAAATTACTCAATCTGCAAGAGGAACAGGTCAAGGTGCAGTTAATGTTAATTTTACAATCAATGCAGTTGATACAGCTGGAGTTGATAAGTTGCTTATTGAAAGACGAGGAACTATAACAAGAATTATAAATGAATCTGTCAATGAAAGAGGAAGAGGTGCAATAGTATAATGGCTGGTGCGTTTCCTATATCTACTGCTAAGTTTGGAACTTTAGGAATAAAGTCTATGCAAAGCACAATTATTTCTAAGTCAGTTAATGGTAAAAAATTATCAAGACAAATAGATAATCAAAGATTTGGTTTTACTGTTCAAATAATTACTGCAAAACGATCTGATGTTTATGGAGAACTAATGGCATTTATAATGAAACAAAGATCAGGAAAAGAAAATTTTACAATAGTTCCACCAGAAATCGAAGATGCTAGAGGTACAGCTTCTGGAACTCCTAATGGAACAGCTAGTGCTGGTGCTACTTCAATTACATTAGGTGGTAGTGGTACAGGCACATTAAAAGCTGGAGATTTTATAAAATTTGCATCACATGATAAAGTTTATATGGTTGTCGAAGATCAAAATGATATTTCAACAGGAACTTTAACTATTGAACCACCATTAAGAACAGCAGTATCATCATCTGATATTCAATTTGATAATGTTCCATTTACTGTATATCTTAAAAACGATATTCAAGATTTTGGTGTTTCTGGTGTAGACAAAGATGGTAATTTACACTATGAGTTTCAGTTTGATGTTGAAGAAACTCTTTAATGAAAAAATATAAGATAACCCACAAGATAACTGCTGATTTTATTGCTGAAGTGATTGTCAATGAAGATGAAATAGATACTTCAATAAACGATTTAAAAGAGTATAAGAAACCTAATAGCAAATTTGAATATACTATGTTAAAAGGTACAGAAAGTGTAACTCAAACTAATTACGAAGAATATGACGAGAAGTTTAACAACAGCGATAAAGAACGAATTAGCAACAAATGATCTTAGACCAATACATCTTATCACTATTGGGTTCGATACTCCTCTTAACTTTACTGATTGTTCTTTTCCATTAACTTCATCAGTTTCAGGTTCATCAGTTACATATACACCATCAAATTTTATGATGGGTATTTCAGAATTTACAGAAGAAGTAGATATTACTAAAACATCATTAAGAATAGGTTTTTCTGGTGCTGAACAATCATTTATATCAATCGTTTTGAATGAAAATGTCGTTAATGATACTGTTACTATTTACAGAGGTTTTTTAGACGATAGTAATAATATTATTGCTGATCCTTTTTTATTATATGATGGACAAATAGATACATTTGAAATTTCAGAAACTCAAACTGAAAGTAATGTTATTTTAAATATTAGTTCTCATTGGGCTAATTTTGATAAAAAGAATGGTCGTAAAACAAACACAACTTCACAACAAAGATTTTTTAGTACAGATGTAGGAATGGAATTTAGTTCACAAACAGTTCAAGATATTAAATGGGGTAGATCATAATGCAAGATGTAATTCAATTATATTCTAACTTTAAAAAATATAGAACTTTTACTAATAAAGAATTATACAATCATATTTTACCATCTTTTCAATGTAATCAATATAAAAGATTTGAAGATGATAAAGGTTTATTTGGTTTTGTTAATTGGGCTTTTTTAAGCAAAGAAAAAGAAGATCAATATATTAAACAAGGAATAATCAAAAACAATGAATGGCAAAGTGGAACTAATCTTTGGTTATATGACATTGTAATTTTAAGAAATGCAAGAATAGTTATGTCTTGGGTTTATAATTATTTTAAAGATTATCTAAAAGTCAATCAATGTATTAATTGGTTAAGATTAGATGAAAGTAACAATATTTATAGAGTAGCAAAAAAATATAAAAGGGAGTTTCATAAGTAATGGGTGGTGTAGTAGAAAAGATAGTAGAACCAATAGTCAAGGTATTTAGTAAAGCATTATCTTGGCTTATACCTACTCCTGATATTCCTGATTTTAGTTTAAATGAACCTGATGATTTTGAAACAGGTGTATTATTAAATAAACAATCTAATGATGCTAATATTCCAGTAGTTTATGGAGAAAGACTTATAGGTGGAACTAGAGTTTTTGTTGAAACCTCAGGAACCGATAATCAATATTTATATATTGCTATAGTTTTATGCGAAGGAGAAATAAATGATATTAAAGGAATTAGAATAGATGATAAAGATGTTGTTTTTGCATCTAGTTTTGCAGATGCTACAGCAGTTGAAGTAGATAGTTCAGATGCTAATTTTTATAAAGATGGAGAAAGTTATATTAGAGTAGAGCCACATTATGGAACTGATAATCAATCTGCATCAACATTATTATCAACATTATCTAACTGGGGAAGTAATCATAAATTATCTGGTTTGGCTTATCTTGCTATTCGTTTTAAATGGAATCAAGATGTATTTTCTTCAATTCCTAAAATACAAACATTAATAGAAGGTAAAAAAGTTAGAACTTACAATGCAAGTTTAGTAGAACAATCTGCAAGTTACACAACTAATCCATCATGGGTATTATTAGATTATTTAACAAATGAAAGATATGGTAAAGGTTTATCAGTAAATGATATTGATTTGCAAAGTTTTTATGATGCGTCTTTAGTTTGTGAAACGCAAGTAACACCATATTCAGGTGGAGATGATATTAATATTTTTGATGCTAATGCAGTATTAGATACATCTAAAAAAATTATAGAAAATACTAGAACACTTTTAAAAGGTTGTAGAGGTTATTTACCTTATACATCTGGTAAATATAGATTGGTAATCGAAACAACAGGAACAGCTACAATATCTTTAACTGAAGATGATATATTTGGTGGTTATTCTGTATCTAGTCCTAATAAAAATGATAAATATAATCGAGTAATTTGTTCTTATGTTTCCCCAGAAAAAAATTGGCAAGTAGATGAAGTACAATTTCCACCGATAGATGATTCAGGACTTCCTAGTGCAGATCAACATGCAACAATGAAAGCTAGTGATGGTGGATTTTTATTAGAGGGTAGATATGATTTTGGACAAGTTATTACATCTCCATATCAAGCTGAAGAAATGGCAGAAGTTATTTTAAGAAGATCAAGAGAGGCTATTCAATTAAGTATTAATGCTGGTGGAAAAGCATATGATCTAGCAATAGGAGATATAGTAAATATTACTCATAGTTCTTTAGGATTCTCTGCTAAACCATTTAGAGTTTTATCAATATCCTTTAACGAAGATTTTACAGTAGGTTTAAATTTAACCGAACACCAAGATTCACATTATACTTGGGCGACAAAAACACAAGCACCGACAGTTCCAACAACTAACTTACCTAATCCATTTAATATTCAACCACCATCAAGTTTAACATTAGATGATACTTTAATTGAATATAACCAAACTCCACTTGTTGCTTTAGATATTTCAATAGGTGCAAGTACTGACAGTTTTATAGATTATTACCAAGTAGAATATAAATTAAGTACAGATTCAGATTATATTATTCACACACAAGGTAGAGGATTAACTCATAGAGTTTTAAATGTTAAAGAACAAGCTATTTATGATGTAAGGGTTAAAGCTGTAAATAGTTTAGGTGTTTCATCAACTTATGTTTCTGCACAAAGAACAATTATAGGAAGTACTGAGCCACCTAGTGATGTAGAAGACTTTGCTTGTAATATTGTAAATTCAGATGCTCATTTATCATGGGAACAAATACCAGATGTAGATTTATCGCACTATCAAATTCGTTATTCTACACAAACAAGTGGTGCTGAATGGCAAAACTCAGTTTCATTAGTAGAAAAAGTTTCTCGTCCAGCAACCAGTGTTACTGTTCCAGCAAGAACAGGAAGTTACTTAATCAAAGCGATTGATAAATTAGGAAATTACTCTGTTAATGCAACTGTTATAGCAACTAATATCTCAGCTATTGGAAACTTTAATGCAGTAACCACTCAATCCGAACACCCTACATTTTCTGGTACTAAAACAAACTTAACATTAGAAAATGATACATTAAAACTAACTGATCTTAATTCAGATGGAACATATTTATTCTCAGCACCTATAGATATTGGTGGAATTTATACCTCAAGAGTAACAGCATCTATTACACAGTTTGCAGAAAACCCTAATGAATTATTTGATGATGGTAGAGGTTTTAGCTTGTTTGATTCTGCAACAGGTTCATTTGATGGCGATTCTCCATCTAACTCAAATGCTCATTTAGAAATAGCTTTATCTGATGATGGTACAACATATACAGCATTTAAAAATTTTGTAATTGGAGATTACACAGCAAGATATTATAAATTTAGATTATTTTTAAGATCAAGAGATCAACAAACAACTCCTGTAATTAGTGAAGTTTCTGTAACTATTGATATGCCAGATAGAATATTTAGTGGAAATGATATAACTTCAGGTGCAACAACTTATACTGTTTCATTTACAAATCCATTTAAAAGTGTTAATTATGCTGTAGGTATCACAGGCGAAAATATGGCAACAGGAGATTATTTTATAGTAGAGAATAAAACTATTAATGGTTTTGATGTTACCTTTAAAAACTCTAGTGATACAGCAGTTTCAAGAACATTTGACTATATTGCAAAAGGATTCTAATACATGGCACAACACGACTATATAATAAACAACCAAACATTCCCTAGTTATAGAACTGACCATAATAACAGTTTATCTGCTATTGCCTCTAACAATTCTGGTGCAACAGAACCTAGTACAACTTATGCTTATCAATGGTGGTATGACACAAATTCAAATGCACTTAAAATAAGAAACGCAGATAATGATGCTTGGATTACTATAGGTACATTCGATCAAGCAACAGATTCAGTTACACTTACAGGAACACAAGTTACATTTCCAACTATTACATCAACATCAATATTCGTAGAGCCTGACACTAATTCAGCAGTAACAATTAATGGAACAAACTTTATATCAGTTCCAATCGTAGAAGCTATTAACGATAGCACAGGTCAAATTTATAGAGCAGTAGCAGTAACTTGGACAAACTCTACAACTCTTTCAGCAACATTTAATATTCCTAACGCAGATTATTATGTAAGAGTAGAAAACAATGATGGTTATGCAGTAAGATCATCAACTGCAATTTTATCGGCAAGTTCTGCACCTACTTGGAGTACAGCATCAGGAAGTATCGGAAGTGTATCTGCTGGAAGTTCAGTTTCATTATCAGTTTCAGCAACATCAGATTCTACAGTTTCATATTCAGAAACAACTTCAGTATTAACTTCAAATGCTGACACACCAGCAAGTACAATGAATTTATCTTTAAACAGTTCAACAGGTGCAATCACAGGAACAGCACC